TCAATGTAAACCCTACCATTATCAAAAGTACAATCTTCAAATATAACACCATCTTTACCAAACCTAGATTTTAAAACAGCTATCGTAGCTCTATTACTTTCTTTTTGTGGTAATGTTCTAGCTACAGACATAATAAAGTGACCTATTTGTGCCTTTTTAATTGAACCACCCATTTGGTCTCCTGTTACGACTTCAGCCGATACTGAACTCCTATTACCTTGTACTGCAGTCCAACCTACAATATTGTACTCAGCTAACATAGATTCAAAACCTCTCATTACATTACCCTCACCTGACCATTCATCATTATATTTTCTTGTTGATTCCAAACAATCGATATAATCCAAAACAACCAAATCAGGTTTAAAACCTATTGATATTAGATGCCTTATATAGGATTTTATGTGATTAACAGTTATACCCTCAGACGGAAACTTCCTGATTATTAAATCATTCTCTTTACCTTGTGTTCTATCTTTGATAACTTTTAAAATAGTTTCTTTATCCTCCGACAATTGGTTTAATTCTATACCACTCCAACATGCCGCATGTTTTCTTTTAATCACATCTTCTTTATCCTCAAAAACAATTTGTAAAACATTCACACCAACATTATAGGCTGTATTCGCTATTTTTGTTAGTATTGTAGTTTTACCAACACCATATGGTGCCAATACAACACCTAACTCACCTCTTGATAGACCCCCATCGGTTAAATTATCTATACCACTTATTCCCGTAGGAACTGGGTGTCTAAAATCTTCTTCTAAAACTGCATCCCATCCTTCAGTGATAGAAGTGCCGTCATCCTTTTCAGAACCAACGGCTAAAGCTTCTTTCATTATTTCAGCACATTCCTCATATCTACCAAATTGTCCTTGGTCAATAATTTTGGATATTTTGTCATTCGCTTTTTTTAGTTCTTGTTGTCTACAAAAATTTAAAGATTCTCTTTGAACGTACTCCCAATCTTCTACATCCAAATCTCTGATTTCTTTAGTTATTTCAAAAACATACTCTTGTGTTATTTTTTCTTTAATCTCAACTTTTAGTATAGTTTCTAAAGTATCCCAAGCCGGAATCTTTTCAAATTGTTCGTAATAATCTTTTATTGTAGCTATAATAAGCCTAAAATATTCGTTGTCAAAATAATTTGTGTGTACAATATCAATGATTCTATCTGCAAATTTTTTATTAGCCGGGTGAAGAATTTGATTAATCAATTCTGTTTGAAACTTATATCCTAAATAACCTAACGTTAACTCTTTACTCATACCCAACATTTAATAATAAATAACTATTTACAATGATATTCCACTATATTCCACACAAAAATTTTCTGCTGAAAATGTTTCTTGTATTTCCTTTATTAAAGAAGGGATTAATTTTCTAATATCAACTGAATATCTTACTCTTTGTGGATAAACATTACCAGTAAAGCGTTTTTTCATAATAGTTTTCTCGTCAGTTTTAATTTCGAAATCAAAAACATCCTCATTTTCAAAAATATCTTCAACAACAACATCTTCGGGTTTTTGTTCAGACCAAGGATTATAATTTTTTTCTAAATAATCCATTGTTTTAGATTTTAAATCTTTTTGGATTATGGATACACAGTTTTCTACACACTCTTTTGCTTCAATAGATTTTAATGATTCTGAATTAAAACCTCTAACTGTGAAATACCTTTGACACACAATGTTTTCATTAATGTACAAAATAAACTCGAACTTTTTCATCTTTTTTTTACTTTTTAAAATTTAACTTTTCTTTTTTTATTAATTTAATAAATGGTTCCATAAAATTTACATATCCGTTTTCACCACCAGGTATTGCGTATATAACTCCGTCTTCAATCATCATTTTTAAAACATTTTTATATTCTCTACCTTCAGGGTCTAATGGTAAATCTACTAAATTTTTTACAGATTCTCCAGCCTCTTCTGTTAATAAAGGCTGATTTAAATCAATTATTTTTTGATTTATTTCATAAAATGGTCCTCTATGAACACCTTTTGATACACCATTTAAGATGTTATCAATAATTTTTAAAGGTTTACCTTCTCTACCTTCTTGGATGTTCTTAGATTCCTCAAATATCTCATCTAAGGTTACTTTACGTTCTTTTAATTGTGGGAAATAAGTTAATAGTGTGTTTTCTGTTACACCATCAATGCCTTTAATATTATCTGAAGAACAACCTTCTATGATTTTTATTAATCCAGCGTTTTGATAATTGTGTTCAAAAAACCAACCATAATTACCGATACCAACTTCCATTTTTTTATCAGCTAAAAATATGGTTACTTCTTCATTAATTAATTGGCACATATCCCTATCATTAGTATAAATCATTACGTCTTCTAATTTATTTTTATTTTGGCAATAGAAAGCTATTAAATCATCTGATTCAACATCTTCATGTTCATACTGCCTGATAAATAAATCTTCAGCGTATTGTTTTACTCTAAGTTTTTGGATTTCATACTCTTGGTCGAAATATCTAGGTCTGTTTCCCTTATATTCGGGATAGTAATCTAAACGCAAAGTACCACTACGTTCACCATCCCAAGTGATAACAACTTTATCTATCTTATGTTCTACGATTAGTTTACGTAAGGTACTGTAAAAGGCAAATATACCACCAATATGTTTGTCTTTATGGTAAACGTTCTTAGCCCCATTATAAGAACGTTTCATAAGAACGTTACCATCGACAATTAGTGTTTTTGTTCTTTTTCTACTTTTAGTTGGTGTTTTTAGACCCATCTTCAGTAAAATTAAAGGATTTAACTACTCTTCTATCTTCTTCTTCTAATTTTAGAACTTCTAATTCTATTAATAATTGAGTTTGTTGAGGGGTTAATTCATCACCCCTCATAAACTTTTCAACGGAATCTTGTATAACCCAAAAACAATTTAATGTTCCATAATTATCTACACAAGAATCTTTGTTAATTTCTAGTAATTTATTATAATCTAATTTCATAATTTATTGTTTTAAGCCAAACCTTCAATATCGTCTGTTTCTTCAATATCAAAATTAACGTCAGTTTCATCAAGTTCACCTAAACCACTCTTAATAAACATATTAATCCAATAATCAGCATATTCTTTTTTATAATTCTCTTCTGCTGCTTTTGTATCTTCTATGAAATCATGTGGTGTTACAATAACTTTACCGTCTTGATATCCAATTCCGTTAACGTGGTTTTTCAAAATAGATATTTTACTTCTAGTGGCGTAATTAATACTTCTACCATTTTTTGTTGCCTTTAATTTGTTTGTTCCAGCATTCTTTTGGTTACCGAATAAAAAGATTAAGGTACTGTTCAAATAAATAGCTTCACCACCCTTCATTTTAATTTTTGGTTGTCCAAAGGGGTTATCTGGTAATTCTACCCAAGGTTGGTTAACAAATACAATTGTGTTTGTATGTGTACAAGTTTCTTTTCTTGAACCTGTGATTCTACCATTAAGTCCCATACCAATCTTATCTGCTAATACTGATGCGTTATGCATCTTACCACCCTTACCTTCAAAAGTCATCTTACAAGGAATAGAACCTACTGAATCCCACAAGAAACAAATATCCATTGGTGTCCCGTCTTCGTGTTGCCAATTTTCTTTTTCTTGTGAATCTAAAACTTCGTTCATATAATCTGTAATCTGTTCAATGTAATCAAAGTCATCACGGAATAAGAAGAATCCTGACCAATCGCCAGGAGATTCTTCTTCACATTCAAACCCCATCATTTTTGCGTGAGAAAAATTCCATTTCTTCTCTGTAATAATGAATACAGGTAAAATTCCGTTTTTCTGACACCAAATAGCCGATTTAATTAAAGCCGTTGTTTTACCAGTGTCAGAATGACCTAAAAAAACATTAAGATGACCAATTGCTGGTCCAGGTACACCTGTTGCTTTTTGAAATACTTCACCCAAATCAATAAATCTATCGGGTTTGTATTTTGTTTTCGATGAAAATCTGTCTTTAACAGAATCCAAAGAAAATGATTTTTTCTTAATACTTGTTTTAGCCATGTTTTATTTTTTTTTTTGAATGGTTCTTCGTCTTCGTAATTTTCAGTAGTTTTGTTTTCTACATTTTCTGTTTCTTTTTTAGTTGTAGAAACTTTTTTTGTTTTAAAAGTTGTTTCTGTATCTGAA